CAAGTATGAAAAAGTCACTCGCAACGTCCGTTACTTCGATGAAGAAACAAATACAATTGAACGTAAACCAGTTGGAGTAGGTTTCGACAACTTATTTGCAGGAACACATACGACTATTTTCACCAAAGTCGAAAGGATTACAAATTTCATTAAACCGATCACCTTCCTCAACATGATCAATCAAATGATGAGGACAGAAAATCATGTCGAACGACTCGGCATCATGATTGGTTTTTTTGAAGCTCATGGACTTTACTGGCAATCAGCAACTTGTTCTATTCAAACTGTCGCAGCCTTGGTCATTGAAGGAATCGATGGCCTTTCAGGATGTGTTGCAGAATTCAAAGACTTGAAGTTGAAGAAAGACAAAACCGAAGTACTTGAAGATCAGGCTAACGATAGTATCCTTGAGAGCTTCTTTTCATCTATTGGAGAGAAGTTGCCAGCTGGTTCTGAGAAGATTGCTCCGATCATCAAGATCGTAGCTCCTCTTCTCTTTATTGGACTTCAATCTCTTGGAATGACGAAGAGTGGAGCGAAGGTTACTAAAGTCATCAGCACTATTGCTAAAGGCTGTAAAGATTCACAAACTATCTTTTCAAGCATGGATGATGTTCATAGCTCAGTATCAACTGCTATGAAGATGACTTTTGATCGAGAATCGTTACACATGAAGGAAGCTTTTGTTGAACAGATTCGAGTTTGTACTTCACAGGTCGACGCTTTCGACCTTAAGATTGAACAACAACAGATTCGTATCCTCGATGACCCATCGGAATGGAATGATATACAAGAGACTTTTAAGAGCATTTGCGACATCTATGACTCCTTCGCTTTGTGCAAAGAAAATATTGCACAGATGACAACACTCTACATCACACTTCAGAAGAAATATGTAGATGTTAAGAAGCGATATGACTTGCTTAAGGCAACAAGCACTGTCAGACAGGAACCAGTTTGCCTTTGGCTCTATGGAGAACCAGGTGTTGGCAAATCTCATTTTGCAAGCTACATCGTCCAATGCCTGTCAAAACTTGAAGGACGGAAGCTGAGTGTTTACACTCGTAATGCTACAGATCAGTACTGTAGTGGCTACGCTGGACAAGATGTCTTCATTTATGATGACTTCGCTTCGAGTAATGACGGTAATGACATTAAGGAGTTTGTTAACATGAAATCAAGTGCAAGTTACAGTCTCAACATGGCAGGTTTAGAGGAAAAAGGACGCAAATTTGTCTCTCGCTATATCATTGTTTGCACGAACATATCTGGGATTAACTCCACAGAACACTTGCAGACACCTGATTGCATTGACAGACGCCGCGATCTTCTCATCCTTGTCAAAGATGATGCTGCTGTTGCAGAGCGCGCAGCAGGACATGCCAGACCTGTGTCAGATTACGATCCTCAGTTCGGACACCTTGAACTTTATCGTTTCAATCCCATCAAGCGAGCGAATGAGGCAAATTATATTGCATGGCGTAATCCTCGTATTACTCCACATCGTCTCGTTTACGAGATGAAAGTGTATGAGGGTGGATACAAAGCTGCGTATGAGGTGTACTTGTCACGTGAACTTGAACCTGTGGGTGACATCGACTTTGATGAGATTGAATTGGATGATGATACAACACCAATCGGACCAGACATAGCCAACCTGCAGATCAATCGACCAGTGCATGTAGGTAGACCACAGAGGGTTCAACAACCACATCAACCCAACCGTCGACCACCGATGCAGTTTCGTCGTCAAGAACAGAATGCATGGCTCCAATTTGCTAATCGTGAACAAGAACATTACGAATATGAGGCGAATTACACGACATATGCCAAGAGTTTCTTGATTATGGGACCACCTGGACTTGGAAAGACCTGTTTTCTCACTGCACTACGTGATTCTGGTTGTACTCTTGATTTCATCGATGAGTTTACTGACAGTTCCAAAGCCGCAGATGCAATGAAACGAGTTTGGGATGCATATGAAGATCAGACATGTGAACCAGTTGTTTTGGTCTGTAATGAAACCAATCTCACAAAAGAGTTCTTCATTGAAGTCAAGAAAGACAGAACTGCATTTTTCAGACGATGCATTATTTTCCGTTTTGACACTGCAATCATGGCTAAATGGAAAACACACGCAAATTCAGCTTTGGATTATGATCGTGATATTGTCTATACACGGACTGAGATCGAAAATACTCAGACTTCGAAGAAGAAGACATCTATCATCGAGATGATCAATGAAATCAATGGCGAGAAACGTGAGAAGTCCGTTCGTTGTGATGTCAGAACACAACTGGATGTTTATGATCGACAACTTCCAGATGACATTTTCAACATGATGTGCAGTCAGAAGGAACTCAAGA